GTTACTACTCAAAACAACCCAGGAAAATCAAAGCAAGAATATGGATTCCAATTTTTATGGAACCCGTCCGATTACTCAACTAGCGTTACTTTAAACCCTGATGTAACCCCTGGTTCTTCCCAATACTGGTCTACTGCTTTGCCCGTGTTTCCTAGCGGTGAAGTTCTGTCAGTGAGCATTGTACTTGACCGCGTAAACGACTTTGCTTGTTTTGCTTCAGTGGCTAATGACTACATTACATCCTCAGACATTCTATCTGCAGCAACTGCAGCTACCCAAGCAGGGCTTCAAGCAGTTCCATCCAATGATGTTGTTGGTACTGCGGTTCAAAACTATCTAAGTACTTTAATTAACATAGATAAGGCTGCCCTAGCTGGGTTGCAAGATGACTTCGTTGGTAGATTCCAACAGTATTACGCAAACTCAGGTACAAACACTAACGACAAAATTGCAGACCTAATGCGTCGTGGAACCTACGCTGACCTTGAGTACATCTACAAGTGCGTTAATGGAGACGGCTGGGTTCGCTTAGACCAAACCACATCTGACATTGGATTCCTAGCTATGACCTTGGTAGAGATTGAGATTGGTCCTATGCGCTATTTAGGTTATCTCAATAACTTAAACGTTGACCATCAGATGTTCTCTGAAATGATGGTTCCTATTCGCACACAGGTAGACCTGCAGTTCCAGCTAATGGCCTCTGCAAGTGTGGCGCAAAATCAAGCACTTAGCACAACCACGGGAGCTACTAAATGACCATAGATATTAACTCGCGGTACTATTACTCAACCATCGACTACATTCAGCTTGTTGAGAACTCTGACAACACACCTATTGTGTTCTATGAGTTTGATTCTATTGGAACTATTACCTACCGCATACATGTGTACACAGAGGGCGAACGCTTAGACGACATTGCATTTCAGTACTGGGGCCGTCCAAAAATGTGGTGGATGATTCCCGAGTACAACCCTCAACTAACAGACTTTACAAATATCACCCCTGGAACAGAGCTAAAGATTATCCTCAATGTATAATTTTATAGAAATCCAATTCCCAGGCTCTGGACTACCTGTACTGTTTTCTTATCGTACGGTATTTAGTCAAGCTCGATACGAGCATGAACAGTTGGTCATGTACATCAAAAACTGGGGACTTGAGTACTCTCGCATTCAAAACGGTACGCCTATTCACGTAACCATGCGGTCGCCCAACGGTACGCAAGAGTTTAACGGCTACGTTCACAGCGTAAAGCCCGACATTTCTCCTGCCAAGCACTTTGTAGAGGTAACTGCTTTGGGTGCTTCTTACGTAATGAAGCAGGCCTCTCAAAACATATGGGAGAACGTTACGGCTGACCAAGTTGTTACTGAAATTGCAAAAAAGTACGGGTTTGCTTACCACGCTATGCCTCATCCACGTGTCTACAGCCATCTTATTCAAGCTGGGGAAACTGACTGGGCTTTTCTTGTAAAACTAGCTAAACAGTCTGGTTATACTCTTAGAGCGCATAACACGGCTATTTACTTTGATGAGATGACCAACGACTTTAAGAATAATTTTGAGGGTGCATCTTACGCCGTCATGCGTGATGCAAACAACCCGCTGGGGACAAGCATGTACTCATTTACCCCAGAAATTGGCGAAACCATAAATATGGATAACGCCGTAAAGGCCGCTACGTCAGTAGGTGGTGTTAACCTGGAATCAAATTCTGCAATCGTTACCACCAATCAAAATCGACCAACAACGTCCCGTCTTACAGCAAAGACTGAGTTCTTTGACCGATTTTCTCCACACGTAGTCGTGCCTAACACTAACGTCGCTAACGCTGAAGCCATTGCTGCTGACGAGCGCGCTAGATATCCTTACCGCGGCCATGCTAAGGTAATTGGCAACGCAACTTTAAGACCAGACTTGCCTATTTATCTAGATGGATTAGGCAAAGAGTACTCAGGGTATTGGACTATCCTTTCTACGGAACACGTATTTGAAGAGTACATGTACACCGTAGAGTTAGAAGTAGGTTCGGATTCTTTGGGCACGTTAAACTCGTCCTTTACTGGAAGCCCTGTAACTGCACCTGTTGCTGTTCCAAAACGCAAGGTCATTCCTAACGTTCAACAGTCCAATAAATTACCCACTGCTGTTCTTACAGATAACACCAAAGCTGTGAACAACAGCAATAAAGCAACTGGGTTTGCCACTACAAAAAATAGGTCTCAACCAAAGATAGCCAATACATCCCTGACCTCATCCCCCAAATGGTCTAGTACTTCTGGAAATTTAAGGACTGTACAGACAAAAAATAACCTATCATCGGCTGCAGTCAATAAGCTAAGGAGTGCAGGTGTCCGATAAGTACTACGGCCTATACCGCGCTATCTGCATGGATAATTCAGACCCTGATGGCTCAAACAGAATTAAGGTAACTATCCCTGCTTTGGTATCGGGAGCAGACTCCCGAGGTTCCAGCATTACCACTGGCTGGATTCCTGGATGTCTTCCTGTAGTTGTGGACTCAGACCACGGAACCAACGGCGGGTTGAGCATCACATCGTCGGGCAGTAGTGCAAGCAATACAGGGTCAGGTGGCACGCCCCCACATACCCACACCATGGCTCATACCCACACAATCACCTTAACACCACACGTCAAAGTGCCTGAACTTAACCAAGTTGTCTGGGTTATGTTTGAGCAGGGCGACATTAACTTTCCAGTATGGATGGGAGTCTACCTATGACAGAATCAGCTATATCATTTCCGTTCTCTATTGATAGCCGAGGCTCTATTGCCTACACCACGGACATCAACAAGATATGGGAAGACCGCGTACGGCTAGTTCTATTTACTAGCGAGCACGAGCGTGTTATGCGCCCCACCTTTGGGACTCAAATTAGAGACCTGGTGTTTGAAAGCAACTACTCAACAACTACTGCCGCGGAAAGAGTTGTGGCTGGAGCTTTTGCTCGATGGCTTCCTGCCCTAAAGCTGAAAAATGTAATTGCCCTCCCAGACGACGTTAACGGAGGTTTAATCATTCAAGTTAATTATACTTTACCTAACGGTACTCCAGGTAGCCTGATGGCTCCTACCACAACGGCCAACCTTAATCGCTACGGCGACGTAGTTACACAGTAGGAGAACGCATGACTAACAACTATACCCCGCAGGTGGATTACACCTCTCGTGACTATGCGGCTATCAGCGCTGACCTACAGAACCTTATCCCTAACTACCTGCCAGCATGGACTAACCGCGACCCATCTGACTTTGGTATCACGCTTATTGAGCTGTTCTCATATATGGGAGACATGCTGTCGTACTACATCGACCGCTCAGCTAACGAAGCTTTTTTGACTACTGCTAGCCAGCGTCAAAGTGTTCTTCAAATTGCTAACATCTTGAACTACAGCCCCAAGCCTCTTGTAGCTTCTACCGTTCAAGTTACCTTCAGCAACTCAACCACCTCTAGCATTACTGTTCCAGCTGGAACCCAGTTAGCCACAACAACTGTGGTCAACAGCCAAAATCAACAAATTATCTTTGAAACTATTTTGGACGTTATTGTGCCAGCAGCATCGGGTGGCGTACCAGGTTCAGAAACAACAACGGTACGTGAGGGTCAAACTATTTCTTCTGACCCTATCCAGCTATCTGACGGACTTGCTAACCAAATATATCAGTTAGTACAAAGCCCAGTGGTAGGCGACCAAATTACCGTGACGGTAGATGGCTCTCCTTACCAACAGGTTACTAACCTGTTTGATTCTGGTTCAAACGATGCTGTTTACTCTACAAGCGTTGACGCTAATAACAATACCTATATTATTTTTGGCGACAACATCAGCGGTCAGATTCCTCCGCTAAACTCTCAAATCCAGTTTACTTACGTTGTTGGAAGCGGAGCCGCTGGAAACGTTGCAGCTGGCTCAATCAACAAAATTCTTAACCTTAACGTCAGTGGATTGAATGTTTCGCAAGCATCTGCCTCTACAGGTGGCGCTGACGCCGAGTCAACTGATTCTATTAAGAACAACGCTAACTCAGCAATCGCTACCCTTAACCGCGTTGTGTCTTTGGAAGATTACGCAAATAAGGTAACCAGCGGAGTTGCAAACGCCAACAAGGTAAACGCTGTTTCTAGTGTTTACACAGCAGTTACCC